TCATGCCCGACTGGGGCGGCGTGGGCGTGTACGCCGGACAGGGCTTCACCCACATTGATGTGAGAGAGGCCCGGGCAGACTGGAACGGATAAGGAGACACTATGAACAAAACCATTTCAGAGGTCATCGCCCAGACGCAGGCGGTACGGCCTGACCTCTACACGGATGAACAAATCACCGGCTGGCTTTCTGAATTGGACGGGCAGATGAGCGTGGAACTGCTGAAAACGGACCCGGTATCCTATTCGTGGCCGGAGGACGCCGGAACGGAGCTGCTGGTGCCCCATCCGTATGACCGCCTGTATCACCTGTATGTGATCGCTATGATCGATCTGTACAATCGGGAAACAGAACTGTACACCAATGACATGGCCGTGTTCAACAGCGCTATGCAGGAATACCGGAGCTATTACCGGCGGACGAACCGACCGGCAGCGGACGGGAATTGGTTCAAGACCATGTAAGGAGGGGCTATGTATCTTCCAAGTCTGAAATACGCAGAGCAGAAAACGAAACAGCAGATCGTAGAGTTTTTGGGGATCAATTTCTCCGACAACTTTACGGACGGGAATTTTTCTGCCTGCCGGAACCTCTCTACCCGCAGGTATCCCTATCTGTCTACACGGCTGCGGCGGCTGCCGGTGGGGGACTATGTGTCCCCCACCGCCGTGACCGCATGGAATAAGCTGGTGGTGGTGGACGGCACGAGCCTGATCTATGACGGAAAGTCGGTTGGGACAGTGACGGCAGGGGAAAAGCAGTTTGCCGTGGTCAACACAAAGCTGGTGATCTGGCCGGACAAGAAATATCTGGACCTGAATACGTCCACGCTGCACGAGCTGGGAGCCAGTGCAGAAAAGGCCAACGCCGTTGTGACCACCGACAGCATCACCATGACGGGGGCAGGGCTTTCCTCCAAATTCTCTGCCGGGGACGGGATCACGATCTCCGGCTGCACCACAAAAAAGGAGAACAACAAGGATATCGTCATCAAAGCCGTGGATGGAGATAAACTGACATTCTCCGCAAACGCGCTGGTGGCTTGCACGGAAGCGGGCACCATGAAAATCGAGCGGAAGATCCCGGATCTGGATTTCATATGCGAAAGTGAGAACCGGCTTTGGGGCGTGAGCAACGCCAACAAGACCATTTACGCGTCCTCTTTGGGCGATCCGAAAAACTTTTTCGTGTATCAGGGGATCTCCACGGATTCCTACGCACTGGCGGTTGGCTCTGCCGGGAATTTTACCGGGTGCTGCAAGCTAAGTTCCTCCGTGCTTTTCTGGAAGGAAAATCTGCTGCACAAGATTCTGGGCAGCTACCCTGCGGAATACGCCCTCTACACCTCGGACATTACCGGGGTACAGGAGGGAAGCTTCAAGAGTATGCAGGTCATCAATGACGTTCTCTTTTACAAGGGGCCGGACGGCGTGTATGCCTATTCCGGCGGTACGCCGTCTCTGGTGTCGCAGACGTTCGGAGCCAAGCGGTTTACGGATGCCGTCAGCGGGACGGACGGTAAGAATTACTATATGTCCGCCAAAAGCGGCGGCGTGTGGCACCTTCTGGTGTATGACACCCAGCAGGGTGTTTGGCTGGAAGAGGATGACACGGAGGCACTGGATTTCTGCCGGTATAACAGCTTCCTTTACATGCTGTCCTCCGACGGGTCTCTGTGGTCGCTGGATGCGGACACGGGCAGCGAGGTCATTGACTGGAGCGCCACGTTTACGCCCTTCTACGAGACCATGGAGGGGAAGAAGGTGTATTCCTCCCTGTATCTTCGGTTTGAGCTTGGAGAGAAGGCGTGGATTCAGGCGGAAGTCCGTTGCGACAATGGCAAATGGGAGAAGGTTGGGGGGATTCACGGGAAAGGCCCGCAGCTTCTTCCGGTACGTCCCCGGCGGTGCGACAAATACGAGGTACGGCTGTCCGGACAGGGCGCGTGCGCAATCCTTGGCATGATCCGGCGGTTCCGGGTGGGTTCGGAGGTGTAGCATGGCAATTTTTGACAAAGAATTGAACCATCTGGACCCGCAGGACGCCGCCGGGAGCCTGCGGACGCTGGAAAACTACATCTCCTATATGCGGGAGCGGCTGGAGTTTAACAATTCCAATCTTACCCGCACTCTGTCTTCGGCGGGAACCAGTACGGCGGAAATGGTGCTGATCGTGGCGGCGCTGCAGAACAACGTACAGGCCATGCAGTCCAGCGTCACGGCGATGCAGGGGCAGATCACCACCTTGGAGGCAACGGTTCTCGGGCTGAATAACAGCATACAGACATTGAGCCAGAACGTGACGGCGCTGCAAGCCTCTGTGGGCACTCTGCAATCGGACGTCGCTACGCTTAAAACCACCGTGCAGAACATCGACAAGCGCGTCACAGCGCTGGAAGCAAAAGGAGGGACCACCTGATGGCAGGATATTATGACAAAAACAAAGACTACTCCAAGGAATTGCAGCGGACGGACCTTTCTTCTTCGGAACGGGCACAGTTGACACAGGAGCGGCAGAACAAGATCAATGACCGCTACGGCGGCAAGGAACCGAATATGACCGGCTCCAACAAGACCTACAGCCAGACCTACGGCGGTTCTTCCAGCGGCAGTTCCAAGGGCAGCTACAACGGCATTGAGTATGACCGCAGCAACAATGGTGGCGGCATTTACGGCGTACCGACCAGCAATTCTCAGCAAAAGAATTACAAGCAGGGCGGCGTGACCTATCAGGTAGGCGCGGACATGAGCAGACGCCCTGATCTGGCTGGCGGGTATGCGGTGTCCAACGGATATACCGTGTTCTACGACAATAACGGTTATGCCTATAAGGCATCCAAAGGAACAGTGGATTATACGCCACATCAGGATATCAACGCTGGGAACGGCAGCTATAACAAAAGCGGGGCATGGACGGACAACGAAATGCTTTCCGCCGCAGATAAGCAGAAGATCGCAGACATTCGGGCGCAGATGCAGGCGGGGAAAATCACCGGGGACCAGGCCAACCAGGCGGCAAACGCTATCCGGGCTGGTTACGGCTACAGCATCGACAAAAACGGCTATGTGACAGACAACGGAGCGTTATCCCGCGTGAATGACAGGCGGGCGCAGTTAGGGCTTTCCACCAACCCGGAGGACGCTTCGACAGGGTATTACCGCTATCTGATGGGTACGGACACATCCCCGCTGGCGCAGGCAGCGGGACTGGTGAAGTCTTACGACGAGTTTAACAGCACATACACCCCCACAGACGTTTTGCAGGGGCTGGTCAACAACGGGTTCAACACCAGCGACGCCGGGAGGCCGAGCTTTGACTATACCTACGATCCCGAAATGCGGGCGCTGATTGACCAGATTCTCAACAGCAATCTGGCGGACTGGAAACAGGGAGATCAGTATGCTGCCCTGAAAGACCAGTACGCCGCCAACGGCGAGATGGGCATGAACGATCTGCTGGGGCAGGTGTCCTCTCGCACCGGCGGTCTGGCTTCCTCCTACGCGGCCAGTGTTGCCAATCAGGAATACAACGACTGGATGAGCAAGCTGGAGCAGGCGGCGCAAGAAATGTACCAGCAGGACCGCAGCGACAAGCTGAACAATCTGGGTGTTCTGAACGACGCTTACAACCGGGAGTACGGCGAGTACGGAGACAAGCTGAACCAGTGGAACACGGACCGTAATTTTGCCTATCAGCAGGCACAGGACGCGCTTACCAATCAGTGGAAGCAGAAGGAATGGGACTACAACATGTCTCAGGACGAATATAACCGGCTGGCTCAGCAGGCGGACAACCTTGCGGCCTACGGTGATTTCTCCGGCTACAAGGCGCTGGGCTACACTGACAGCCAGATTAACAAGATGCGGCAGGCGTATCAGATCACCCAGGCGGCAAAGGCGAAGAGCGGAAGCAGCGGAAGCAGTGGGAGCCGTAGGAGCAGTGGAAGCAAGAAAAGCGGGGATAGCGGCATGAAACTGAGCGTTGCAAAGGATAATGCCAAACAGGGTATTTTCACGCAGGAAGTGCTGGATGCGTTCCATAAAAACGGGTATAGCGACGACTATCTGGAAAGCGCCTATGGTTACAACAACCCCGCGTCTGCATCGAATTTCAACCGGGCGTACAACAGCCTGATGATTTCCCTGTCGGAGGAAAGCTCCGCCAATGCGGAAAAGAATCTGAACAAGTTTGTTGACGAGTATTGGGATTATCTCTCCGATTCCCAAAAGAAGCAGGTCACACAGCTTGCGTCCAATTACGGATTCCAGATGTAAGGAGGCTGACACATGGCGACAAAGCCTGTATTTCGGAAAGTCACAACTGCGGCGGAAAGCCAGAAAAAGAACAAGGAGGAGCGGGCAAATACTGCCCGTTCCTCTGATAAGCCGGTATTCAGAAAAGTAACGACTGCGTGGGGCGGGGATCTGTTTGATGTTAAGGCTCCAACCCAGACGCAAAAACCTACTGTGCGAGGCCCGGCGCGCAGCAACAGCATTACGCCCAGCCGTCGGCAGTGGAAGGCCACCAATGGCGGGAGAAAAAGCACTACGGATGCGGGGAAGAACAAACCATCTGCACAAAAAAAGTCCTTCTTTGAGATTGCCTCTCAGAATAAGGCTCCGGGCCGCGTTGCGGGAAATGCACAGCCCCGGCAGACTTCTTATGCCGGTCAGCTGGGACAGGTAAGCCGGAACGCGGCAGCTACCAATAACCGGTACGATGCCGGGAATTTGCGGACAGCCCAGAAACAGGAAGTTGCTGCGCCCAGCATCGGCAATGCCCGAAAACTCGACGAGCCGACCTTTATGGAGCGGATTGGCAAGACCGTCACGGGCGGGGCTAAGTCTTCGGCGGCGGCCTATACCAATGTGCGAGGATACATTCAGGAAGGCACGCACATGGCGCGGGATGTGGATGTGTCCGGGTGGAACCGGGATCTGAACCGCTATCAATACGAACTGAGAAACGCAGACAACGATGCAGACAGGGCGTACTGGCAATCAGAAATCGACCGGGTGCGCCGGAATATTCAGAACGCTGGGAAAGCAACCGCCGAATCCAACGCATCCGCGCAGAAAAATTACCGGCTGGCAGATGAAATTGCAGCCAATGCAGAAAAAGACCTGACCCGTGCAAAACAGGGTGCGGGGGCTGTGGGGCGGCTGCTGGTGGACGCGGGGGCGTCTATGACCCAGAGCGCCCTTGACGCAATCCCCAATCTTATTACTGGCGGCGCAACGGGCATGGTCCCGTTTGCAGCGCGGGCGTTCGGCGGAGCGGCCCAGCAGGCACGGCAGGACGGCGCTACGTGGGGGCAGCAAGGCCTTTACGGCGCAGCATCTGCCGCGAAAGAGGTTTTCACCGAAAAGATGTTCAATATTGCCCTTCCTTTTGCCAAAGCATACGGCGGCGGTGCGCTGGACGATGTAGTGGAGCGCGGCATCCGCAGTGCAGTAGACAAGTTTGCCAAAACGGAAGCCGGTAAAAAGGCGTTGGGATCGGCACTGACCTTCGGAGCCGGAGCGGTTGGTGAAGGCTTGGAAGAATTTATCGGCGACTGGATGGAATGGCAGCTGCCCCGCATTTATGGCGGTGACGTAGCGACGGCGCAGGAAACGCTTTCCGATTCTCTGTATGACTTCCTGGTAGGTGCGACGTCCGGCGCGATGGGCGGGCTTGTCAGCCCCAATACATACCGCTACGATCTGGGCACCGCACAGGCCACACAGCAGGGCGCACAGGAGCGCGCAGACGTTCAGGAGGGTACACGTACCGCCCCTTCGCAAACGAACGCACAGGCCCAGCAGGAGGGCACACAGAGGACCATTCAGGGAGCTGTTCAGCGGCAGACTGCGAGTAATCCCGTTTCTGCGGAGGAACAGGTCTTGCGGCAGCGAGAAGCCGCCGTGCAGAAAACCTTTACCGGCATTGCAGACAAACTGGGGGACAGCGGCAGGAAGGCGTTTCAGACGGCGTATCAGGGAACGGACCGTGGTGACTACGCTGGGGAATTTCTGCGGGCGTATCACGCAGGCATGACCAACCAGAAGAACCCCAACAGCACCAGTGCGGTATCCTTTGCGGCGTATGCGGCAGGGCAGAATGACGCGGCAGCGTCTCTTGCAAGAGAGAAGCGGGCGGCGCAGTTTGCCAAGACCGCCGGAACGGACAGCGGCCTTGTGTTCGACGATTATGTTTCCCGTGAAATGGACAGTGCTGTTGCCGACGAGGTGAACACCGTGGCAAAGGCATTGGGCGTTCGGGTGCAGATGAAAGATCAGGTACTGGGCGGGCAGGCCAACGGCCAGATCACCGGCAGCGACGTTCTGATCGCAAAGGACGCGGTGGACCCTGCTTTGCAGGTGGTAGGCCACGAGTGGACCCACCGTGTACAGGAGTTGGCCCCGGAGCAGTACCGGGCATTCCGGGACGCTGCCACCAGTATGCCGGACGTGCAGGAAGCGGCGAACATCCTGCTTGACCAGTACAACCGGGCGGGCGTTGAAACCAGCTACGAACAGGCATTGGACGAGGCTACCGCCAATTATGCCGGTGAGATGATCGCGAACAGCGACGTGCTGGACGATTTCATCCAGAAGCACAGCGGAAACCGGACGCTGCTGCAAAAGCTGCGGGACGCCATCCATGAGATCGTGGGCAAGCTGACCGGCAGAGCCAAGAGGCAGGCCCAGACGGTGGAGGGCAAATTGCAGGCGGCATTTGAAGCGGCCAGCAAGCAGGCGGAAAGCTTGCAGAACCAGCAGACTGATGGTAGAATTCAGGAAACGAGATATGCCGTAAAGGAGGGCATGGACGATGGACGAGAAAACGAAATTGGCAGCAGAACTGACACAGGCAGCCGAAAAGAATATGGGCAGAGCCTTGACCGAGAAGGAAAAGGCCAAACTGGACGAGTTCGCGGAGAGTTTTCTGCTTCTGCTGGACGATACGGAGGAGTAAATCCGTCCTTTGGGGCCAAGCCGGTTCGCACTTGGGCCGAAAAGAACACAGTTGAACCGAGCAAGGGCAGTGTGGCCTACGAGGAGCAGCAGGCGGCGGTAAACTACGGCGTGCCTAGCTTTGTGGTGGCGGATGCAGCATGGGCCAAGAACAAAGGCAACACACCGGCGTTTTCCTCCGGCGGGCAAATCTTTTTCCGGGAGACATTGCCGGAACAGAACCGTGGAATGATTACGCCTCACGAAGTCACCCATGTGATGAAGCAGGTAGGCTACAAGCCCTATCTTGACTTTGTGGAGCGGACACCAGAAATGCTGAATATGAGTGACCCGGTGACCCGCATATTATTGGATCATGTCGCGAAGCATCAGCGTACCACGATGGAGAACGCAGACCCGTTGCGACTGTATGATGAATTCAATGCAACTATCTATGGACATATTGCAACGGGGCAAACGGAAATGTTTACAGATGGAATTGGCATCCATGTGTTTCATGACTTTGCGGCGTATGCCAAAGAACTGAACGAACTGCATGAGCGGTTTAAGGCTGACAACCAGAAAAAGGCGAAAGAAAAAACCAGATATTCCCTGAAAGACTACAGCGATGCGGAACAGCGGGACCACCGGAAAAAAGCAATCGCCTATTTTGGCAAGACCTACAACTGGAATGAAACCGGCTACCTCACCCCGGCAGGGACAAAGCTGGACTTCTCCGGGCGGCACGAGGGCGGCCCCGGCGGATACCGGACAGTAGACCACCGGGACATCCGGGACGCCATCAGCGAGGATTACGGCGGGGATGATTATTCCGGCTCCATGGTGCAGTTCATGAGCGAGGGCAATATCCGCATTTCCCCGGAAAGCGGCGGTATCAACCTTTCTGTGGAGCCGACAAAATCCCAAATGGACGCATTGTCAGACTTTATCGGTAAAAACCGGGGAGAGGTCATTCTTGATCTGGACACACCGGATGGGCAGACGGTTTCCAGCACGGAGTATCCCAGGGGGACCCATTCCAGCAAGGTGCTGAATGATATCAAAGCATATTTCAAAGATGGCACGAAGCCCCATGTTTCGGAATTGGCGCAGTTCCTATCGTTGAAAGGCACGGAGAACGCGCAGGAGATCGCGGCGCTGAAACGGGAAAACGAGAGCCTGAAAGAGCGGGTTGAGTATTGGAAGGGCCAGACCAGACGGTCTCAGGGCGTGACCACCGACCGGAAATCCGTTCAGAAGGCGGCGGATGCGCTGGTAAAGGACTACGGCGCGGAGATCAGCGGCAGCGACATTGCCGGAGACCTGCAAAGCCTGTATGACTACATTGCCAGCGGCAAGGACGAGCTGACCTATGCAGAGGCGCGGAGACGGTCTGATGCCATTGCGGAACGGATCGCGGAAAGCGCCGTGGAGGTGGATGACCGGGCATACAAGGAATACGCCGGTCTGCGGAAGTATCTGAAAGACACCAAGCTGACGCTGACGGAAGCGGATGCCGCCGAGATCACGGATTTCAACGAGTTTCGCAAGAGCTTGTTCGGCAAACTGAAAATCAACAAGGGCGAACACACCAATGTTGACCAGGTTTATTCCGAACTGTCCAGCCAGTATCCGGAGTTTTTCAACGAAGCGCAGGAGACCAACATTTCCGACCAGGTGCAGCGGATCGCGGACGTGGCAAACCGGCTGTACAAGGTGACGGAGTACAACCCCTTTGAAGGCTACATGGGACAGGCCGTGGCGTCTATCTCCAATGACATTATGGACCGGTTCTTTGACCTGCCTCAGGCGAAAAAGACCTTTGCGGATCGGGCAGCGGAGCAGGTGCAGGATGCCAGATTTCAGGGCAGACAGGCGGCAAATGACGCTTTTTTGGCCGGTCAGATGGCCCAGGGCAAACGGGACGCAAAGCAGCTAAGAAGCACGGCGCAGGCATTGGCAAAGGAACGGACCCGGCGTGCGGAGCAGGTGCAGGCGTTGAAGGAGCGTTACCGGGAGAAGGACGTGACCCGGCGGGACAATCAGAAGCGGAGAGAGCTGCGGGCTAAGATCGTTCGCCATGCCAGCGCATTGTCCCAAAAGCTGCTGCGGCCCACGGACAACCAGCACATTCCGGAGGATATGCGCTCCGCCGTGGCAAAGGTGCTGGAAAGCATCAATCAGGAGAGCAGCCCCAATGCACGGTCCTTTACGCTGGACCCCGTGACGGGGGAGCGGATCTACAAGGAACCGGGCACGCCGACGAACCGGACGGTGGCGTTCCAGAATTTGAAGGAGCAGTATCAGAAGATCGCTCAGGATGGCGATATGGTGGTGGACCCGTCTCTTCTGGGCGGTGACGATGTGGCCGGTGGATTCAGCGAGGTCATCAAGATGGGCGACACCCGCCTTGCGGACCTGACCACAGAGCAGCTGAAAACCATGTGGAACGTGCTGAAATCCGTGGAGCATTCCGTGACCACGGCAGGCAAAACGCTGGCGTCGGAGAAATTCGAGACCACCAAGCAGTTTGCCGATGCGCTCCGCATGGACGGCATGACCCGGCGGCGGAAGCTGGGAAACAACGTGGCGATCAGCCTGGAAACGCCTTATACATTCTTTGCCCACTTCGGGCAGACCGGCAAGGACATTTACCGGATGCTGCGGAACGCGCAGGACCATCAGGAGATCATGGCGCGGGATGTGGCGGAGAAGGTTCACCAGATTCTGGGCGACGCGAAAACCGGCATCCGCGAAAACGCGGTGACGTCCATGAATGAGGAAGTCCACCATTTTACCACAACGGAAGGCCATGAGCTGGACCTAACCACGGCACAGGCCATGGAGCTGTATCTTCTGAGCGAACGCAAGCAGGCGGAGGACCACCTGCTGAAAGGCGGCATCGTGCAGCCGGAGATCAAGATCCCCGGCAAGCCCAAGATCCCCAGAGGAACGGACGTGATCCATCTTTCCGCAGAGGATATCCAGTTCATTGTGAAGGTTTTGACCCCGGAGCAGATCAGGATCGCGGACGGTTTGCAGAAGCTGACCACCGGTGTTCTTGCCAACTACGGCAACGAGGCCAGCATGAAAGCCTACGGCTATAAGAAATTCACGGAGCAGGACTACTGGCCCATTAAATCTGCAAAGGAAGCACTGCACAGCTCGCAGGAGAAGGATAGCGGGAATGTGCGCTCCATTAAGAATATCGGCATGGCGCAGGCGGTGAAGCCCAACGCGGCGACGCCGTTGAGCATCCGAGGGGTGTTTGACACCTTTGCAGATCACGCATCCGATATGATTGACTACGCAGCGTGGCTTTGCCCCATGGAAGACGCGAACCGGCTGTACAACTTCCAGTTCCGGGATAGTGAAGGCAATCTCGTTCAGACCGTAAAGGGCTTCCTGGAAGAGAAGGGCGGACAGGGATCTCAGCAGTACTGGCAGAAGCTGATGGGCGACATCCAGAACGGCATCAAGACCAAGGATTTTGAACCGCTGACTGACCTTGCCGGGAAGCCGATAGGTTGGTTCAAGGCAGCTGCTGTTGGTGCGAACCTGCGTGTAGTCATTCAGCAGCCGACCGCGTTTTTCCGGGCATCCGCCGTATTGGACCCTGCCGACATGGCAAGAGGACTGACCGGCGGCGTGACGAAGGGGAACGGCTGGGAAAAGGCTTTGGCACATTCCCCCATTGCCATGCGGAAGGACGTTGGCAGCTTTGACATTTCCTCTCCCTACACCCTGAATGACCGTTTTTACGGCAAGGAAGGGATTTCCAACAAGATCAATGACAAGGCTGGCGCTCCCGCAGGGAAAGCGGACGCCGTTACCTGGGGCGCTCTCTGGAACGCCTGCGAGTGGCAGGTGAATCGGGAGAGACCTAATCTGCGGGTTGGCAGCAGCGAGTTTTACAGCGCGGTCAATGAAGTGTTCACCAGCATGATCGACCAGACGCAGGTGGTAGACGGCATTTTGCAGCGTTCCAACATCATGCGAGGACATAACGACCTTGCCAAGCAGGCGACCTCGTTCATGGGCGAACCCATCATGAGCCTGAACGTGTTTATGCGGGCTGTGGACAATCTGCGCTACGAAGAGAACCCTGCCAAGCGGAGCAAGGCGATTAAGACGTTGGGACGTGCGACGGCAGCTTTGCTGGTGACGGACGTAGTCAACGCGATAGCCCAGAGCATTATGGACGCCAACCGGGATGATGATCCCGACAAGGACTATTGGGAAAAATTGTGGACGGCGTTCTGGGGGCTTACAGGTGATGAAGAGAACGCACTGCAACGCCTAAGAAGTGTGGTCATTGGTGGTAATTTAGGTAGTAATATCAACAAAGTTGGCAGCGTTCCATTTGCAAAAGACATCTTGTCTATCATCAGCGGATATAGTGTAGCTCGGACAGATATGGAAGTAGCGGAAGACATTATCAATGCATCTAAGAGTTTTATTGACAGTATGGGCAACAACGGCAAAAAAACTCGGGCAGAAGCATTGTCGAATGTAATTGCTGCGGGAGCTAAACTTGCTGGACTTCCTGTTTCTAACCTAAAACGGGAGCTTGTGACAACGGTTCGTACAGCTATTCAAGCAACGGGAAACGTAGCGATAGAATACGAATACGAAAAGCTGTTTTACAACATTTATGGCACATCCAACAAGGACCGTTACATGGGGTTGGCGTTTAAGGCGCTGGAGCAGGGCGACCTGACCACCTATGAACACATCCGCAAGGAGCTGAAGGACTACATGGCAGTGGACAGCACCAGCGTGGACAGCGGGATGCAGAACCGTCTGGAAAAGAAACAGGAAAAGGATGGGGATTACCGCCTGCCTCAGAACGCCGCAAGCCTGATCGGGGCAAAGGACAGCTACGATGACAGCGAGGGCGAGGATAAATTCACGGAAAACGATCTCAGCTCCGATGACTACATCGTATACAGCCGCAGGAAGTCCGAGCTTTACATCTCCATGGAATCCGGGTTGAAGGACAGCCAGGTGTTCGGGGCCTTCACTGACGAGCAGAAGGACAAGGCCCTGTCCAGCGCGGAGACCTACGCCAAAAAGACGGCACTGCACGAGACGGACAAAACCTATGAGATCACGGACAAGTGGATTCTGAAAGCCCAGGAGGCGCAGAAGAAGTACGGCATTAAGCCGGAAATTTATGTGGCGCTGAAAACGCAGGTGTCCGATCTGGAAAGCGTCAAGGACAGAAACGGGGAGACGATCCCCAACAGCAAGGGGCTGCTGATTATGCAGGCGGTGTACAATATGCCCGGTCTGAGTGAGAAGCAGCGGAACGCACTTTTTGAGTATCTGGGGGTAGGCAAAAGCATCCGGCATTACAACAAGGCGCTTGTAAACGAGAAGGTTCGGAAGAACGCCCGTTTGGCCGGGAAATAACGAAAGGAGATGTGAGGCGGCGGAAACGCCCACGGGATAGCCCGTTCTGCAAGCTGAAACTGCGAGCATGAACAGTGAGCATAAGGCGCTGCGGGCCATGCTATCCGGCATGGCCCCCAAGCGGGCGGAGGCGTATATCCAATCTTTTGAGCTGCCGACAGACGAGGAATACTGCCTTGTTCAGATCGACGTCAGACGGCAGTCTTACACGCAGGTTTCCGGGCAAATGAACGTATCTCCAGAGTACATCAAGAAATGCAGACGGCGAGCCTACTCCAAGATTTTGGACGGCGTTAAGCATTCATAAGGAAGAACCCAAACAAAGACCTTTAGCAGGCCGTTTGTTTGGGTTCTTTTTTTGTACCATAAAGGCAGAAAAAGGAGGTGCGCTATGAATTATTTTGCGAATCCCTAGGCGTGGGCTGCAATGCTTCGAAACGAGGACGGCACCACCGGCCCCCATTGGGGCGTTGACCAGACGACCGCTGTTGCGGAAAGTATGGGGATGACCTGGGAAAAGGTTTCCCGGCCCTGCTGGTGGATCACCATGAACATGATGTATTCCGACTATTCCGGCGTGGCGGAGAAATACGGCGTGTCCATTGCAGAGTTCTATGCAGATATGGCAAGGGCATTTCTGATGGACAAGGACGGGCCGGGAGCAAAGAAAAAGCTGGCGGCGTATTACCACGGGATCGTGGAAGCGGAAGGATAGGCTTCACCTGAAAATTTCGTGTGTAATTCGTGTGTAATTTCGTGTGCAATTTTAGGCTTTGCATAGCAATTCCAGCAATTCCCCAGCAATTCCAGCAAACCCGCAAACCGTTGGAATCAAAAGAAAAACCGGGGAACCATTGTGGCTCCTCGGTTTTCTTGTTTGGCGCGGAAGGAGGGATTTGAACCCTACAATAAAATGCCTATAATCATTGCGCTACAACGCCCTTTTATTTTCTGTGGGTAATTTCATGGGTAAAAAAATCGTTGATAGCCGTATTGGCCTCAACTTTTTTACTGTCGAATACATAGGAATACGTTTTTCGGTAGGTGCTTTCGCATGACCAGCCGCCCCGCTCCATGGCATAGCGGTCATCAATGCCAAGTGTTTTCATGACAGCGGCGTTTGTGTGGCGGAGGCCGTGAACAGTGGTATCTGTGATACCGGCTTTTTCACAAGCCCGATGGATATGCTTTCGCACGGTATCCGGGTGCATGGCAAACAGCCTGCCACTTTTACGCCGGGGAAGTTTCTTGATCTTATCCATAATGTACTGTGGGCATTCAACGGTGCGCTGACTGCTTTCATTCTTGGCGGTGGCTTTTAAAACCCATTCGTTTTTCTCGTTCGGCACAACGGCCCGCCGAATGTGGATCAGATTGTTTTCCGTGTCCACGCAATCCCAGCATAGCCCTATGATCTCAGAGCGCCGCATACCCAGCCAAACGGCCAGCAGAATAGGCACTTCGCAGGTGTCACCCTTTACGGCGTCCACCAGTTTCCCGATGTCCTCCGGCTGTAAATACTGCTTTACCGGCTTTCTGACCTGCGGCAGCCGCACCCCGAACACATTCACGCCGCACTCTTTCAGCACGGGGCGAATAAGGCCGTAGGCATTGGCAACCGTCTTTGCCGATACGATCTTTGCTTCTTCGTTCACGGCCCGCTGCACGTCAAATTTGGTAATACCGTACACATCCCGCCACATCAACGATTTGAAGCGGTTTTTCTGCACTGTCCGATACCCCCGAACCGTAGCAGGGGAGAGGACGGTATTTTTACTTTCCAAGTAATCATCAATCGCGGCGGAAAGTGGTACTTTCTTTTGCTTTTCCTCAATGGCTGCCCCGCCTTTGATGGCAGCGGCTTTTTTTTCGACCTCCTGCTTGCTGGATGCTGTCACGGAGATACGTTGCCCCTCGATCATCATTTTAATGTTCCAGCTGCCGGACGGCAGCTTTGTTGCTTTTGGTATCTTCACACTATCCCCTCCAAAATCCGTAATTGGCGCAGCGAATATCTACCCACACGCACCAGGCGAAGAGACCGACGATCAATAGTGACAAACCGAGTATGATCCACCTGGATAGTTTTACGGAATGACGTAGGTTGTTCAGCTCCGTCTCCATCAGGCCGATGGTCAGCCGCTTATTTTCAAGGCGGTGTTCCAGCCCATCCTTTTCCGCCTGCAAGGTTTCTTCCGTGGCGGTACAGTGATCGCCAATACCAAAAAACGCGTCCAAAGACACCCCGAGTGCCGCACAGATACCAGCTGTGGTATAAAGGGCCGGGGATTTGGACGCATGGGCGAAGAAATTATTAACGGTGGAGAGGGGGATGTTTGAAGCATCGGCAATGTCCTGGGCCGTCATGCCCAGCGCGTTCTTTTTTTCTCTGCATAATTCCTGAATCGTCAAAAAAATACCCCCTCTGCATGATCAGACAAAATATGGACAGGCAGAGTACCAATTTTGGTTTTGTAACAATTTGTCGGAAGGTGTCGAATACCCAAATTTGAAAATTGCTCTACCTACCCTGTTTCTGTTACGGTTACATCACGGCAAGCCGATGCCCCCGGCTTGCTGCCCCCGGCTCCGCCGCTTGTTGCAGAGGCGGCGGGGCGGGGGACCTCTAACTATTTATCCTCCGCTTCCATTCTTCGCTTTTTTATTATGGTGTGATAATCGTCTGGCATAGGTACCATCATAAACTGTTATTTGGGAATTTTCCCTGACTTTATGATAGGCAGCCATTGATCGCTTCTGTTGCCGAGGTATTCCGGCATTCCAAATTTTGATGCGGCTTTTGATGTTGCATATATGACTTTATAGAGATCAAGGCCAAAATCGGATAGGGCATCGCTGTAATCTGTTGTTACATGATATTGACGCCCCCAGTCACCGGATATTCCGGCATGGCGGGTCAGGAAGTCAAGAAACTCATTATAGTAACGCCAAAAGCTTTCTTCATAAACGGGTTCTACTTTATTTGCAGACCATGAATTTACCTTGAAATACCATTCCAGCATTTCCCGGCGATATGCGTCTGCGATGATCTCACAATGCGTACTGGCGTTTTCTCCCATTTGGAGATCAGGCGGTAACGCATGGTTGACCCATGGCTTCATTTCGTACCCTCTGGCTACGCTGAGGCAGCCCTCTATATAGGATTTCAGGCTGTCGTAGTTCTGATATGAAGTAAGTTTATCATGCCAGAAAATGAGCACATACGCTTCAAGGCCAGCAATTCCCGCAGCGAGTGCCGATAAAAAGCCCATGGGCAATGCACCCTCTCTCAATGCAACATATTTCCTAAAATTGCCATTGCAATCGCAAAGCAGAAGTACTATACTCAAAACATGGATCGAACGAATGTACGAACGAAAGGAGCGCGGAACATGGACGACGCAGCAATCGAACGGCTGGTGACGTTATGGAAGCACCTGCCACCGGAGGAACAGCTTACATATCTGAATCAGTTGGAACGTGCAGCTGCTGCGCTTTCTGTTCCAGATACGCAATCTCGCGTTCCAGAAAATCAGGAGGAAGCTTTGCAACAGCAGCTCTGAACCTCCGCTCCAAATCGCTCTCGGCCTGCGGGCCGGGGGCGTCTTTTTTTATGCCTGCAAGAGCATCATCCATGCGGATCTTTGCTTCCGCAGCAGCCCACAGCTCCGGGTATTCTGCCTGCGTATCTGCGGTGCCGGTCAGATCATCTACCGTGACGCCAAGAGCATTTGCAACGGCAAGCAAATTGGCATAATTAGGGATTCTACCATTCTTACCCCATTTCCCAATCGTTCCGTTTCCAAGGCCAAGCTCTTTTTCAAGCTTATACATGGAGGTCCCATGGGCTTTGCAGGCTTCTTTAATTCTGGTTGAAATATCCATAATAAATTTTCAGACAAAAATCTAAAATTTCTCTTGACATTCAGACCTAAGTCTATTATACTTAGACTTGTGAAGGGCAGAAAACACCAAGCCCCTCAAATGACGGACTTTTTTAGAGATTGTTAAATTGTCTTTCCAACTACACTTTAGACCAATATCTAAAAAATGTCAAGGTTTTTCTATGCCACGTTACAGAAAATTCTCGTTATCTTCATGAAAACGGGAAGAACCGATGAAAGGAGGGAGATCTTTGATCTACGAAAACGTCAAGCGTTTGTGCGTGAAGAACAAGATCACGATTGCCGAGCTGGAGAAGCGGTGCGGGATTGGAAACGGAGCGATCGGGAAGTGGGCCAAGCGTGAATCGTCCCCGCGTGTAGACACCTTAAAGGCCATTGCAGACTATTTCGGCGTGACGGTGGATGACTTGCTTAAAAAGCGGAGGGCACGGACATGAGAGAACTAATTCCAATGGATTCCTACGGCGTATTTGCAGATGGGCATGACACAGCCAGGGCAAACAGCCTGCTGGTAGCTCAATATTTCAATAAGAGCCATAATCATGTGCTGAGAGACATTCAAAAGTTGGATTGTTCGGATGAATTTCGACTGTCCAATTTTGGACAGTCCTCGTACATAAACGAGCAGGGCAAGCGGCAACCGTGCGTTTGTATGACGCGGGATGGATTCATGTTTCTTGTGATGGGGTATCGCGGCAAAAAAGCGGCGGCAATTAAGGAAGCCTACATCAAGCGCTTTAACGATATGGAACGTTTGATCGGTACGCTGGTGGAAACACGGCAGGAATTCCCATTGCTAACTGCGAGCATCAAACTGATCCACGAGCATCCGAAGCCATATCACTTTTCCAACGAGGCCGATATGCTGAACCGAATGGCAATCGGGATGACCGCAAAAGAGTTTCGCAAGGCCCACGGCATCAAGGATGGCGAGAGCATCCGGCCATATCTGACGGCAGAGCAGCTTTCCATACTGGACACTTTGCAGAAGGTGGACATTGGGCTGTTGCTTGCTATGCCGGATTATGACCAGAGGAAGCGGCAACTCCAATGGTATCTGACACAGCCTGCATCTGGGAGGCTAGCCGTATGAGCAAGAAACTGTGCAGGGCGTATAGGGCGCTGCGGACAAGCGACAGCGGTAAACGATATACCAATTATGGCGTTTCTAAGAACGGAAAGCGGTGCGGGAACCGGGCGAAAGACAGCGGACGGCAAGGGAATCTTTCCAAATCGGAGGGATTTAGGACAAAAGATGGGTAAAGAAAGCGCCCCGCACGGTGTTGGAGCACCGAACGGGGCAAGGTAGGAACAAAGGGAGTTGTTCTTGTGCTGAGTATAGCACAGGGGAAAGGAAAATGCAATGCCGAAAGTAAAGTTGAATCGGGATATGCGGCAGGAGCGGATCGACTTCCGCCGGAACCTGATCGAAAGTAAGGCACATTTACGGGGATACCGGAACCAGCGGAGCATAGAACGGGCTATGGGCCTGCCGGACGCCTGGGTCAGCAAGCGAATCTGCGGTACAACGCGCATGACGCTGGATGACCTGGACAAGCTGGACAAGCTTTTGAAATTTGACGCGCAGGAGTTGGCGCAGTTAGTGAGGTGCCGGTGATGGATCGGAGTTTGTTTTTTATGATCCTGGGCGTGGCGTATGCGGCCACGTGGCCCTTCAAGATCGTGGATTTCATTGAGAGGAGGGGACGGCATGAAGCGTGACAGACGGACGCGGGAGCAGCGGAAGACGGATGCCTCCGCATGGATGGGCTTCATGTGCTTTCTGGCGCTTTTATTGATTGCCCTGTCGTATATGGTGGTGAGTGCGAGATGAACGCAAGGAATCGAAAAGAGCGGATGCCGCTATCACCCTGCCCGGTGTGCGGGACGGACAGCGGCGAGCGGGTGCAATCCACGGACGCGCCGTTTAAGCATTACGTGCGCTGCGGGTTCTGCGGGGCCAAGACCGGCGGTTACACCAGCCAGAACAGCGCCACGAAGGCGTGGCAGAGAGGGGAGGCGTGGAAATGAGATGCAAGGTATATCCGGTGTGCGCCCACTGTTCCACGGTGATGGACCCCGGCCTTTACGATGACGTGGCCCCTGGGTTCCTAGTGAACGGCGAGTGCTACTGCCCGGAATGCTTCAAGGAGTGGATGAAGGATGCGGTGGACAGCGACCCGGAGACCGTGGCGCGGGCCATGGGGGTGGCGATTATCGACATCCCGGAGGGCTGATATGACGCAGTGTGAGCGGATTTTGAAGTATCTGGATGAACACGGCAGTATCACACGGGCCGAGGCCATGAGTGAGTGCGGGATCGCCAATTTCACGGCGCGGGTCTCTGACTTGCGGCGGGACGGCGTGGCGCTGGACGTGGAGACGGTCACACAGAAGAACCGCTACGGCGAGACTGTCCGGTTCGCCCGGTATCGGAGGGTTAGTGATGGGGAATAGCTGCCTATTTTACACACGGGCCACCGTGGATATCAATTTTCCGGAGGATCATGTGTGCTGCGGTCTGTGCCCTCTGCTGGAAACCTATTCCCGGCTCCAATGCCGGAGGACGGGCGAGTACTTGTTAGACACGAAGGGGCGTGGGATGTACTGCCCACTGAAAATGGAGGATGAAGATGGGAATTTATGAAAAACTGTCGGCGATCCAGCAGGAACTGAAAGCGCCGAAGGGCCAGTACAACAGCTTTGGCAAGTACAAGTATCGGAGCTGCGAAGACATTTTGGAAGCGGTAAAGCCTATCTGTGCCAAGCACAAGACGGCGCTGGTTCTGCTGGATGACATTAAGGAAGTCAGCGGGCGGTTCTATGTGATGGCGCAGGCCCAGCTTCACGATTGCGAGAGCGACGGCGCTGTGACGGCATCCGCATTCGCACGGGAGCCGGTTGAGAAGAAGGGCATGGATGACAGCCAAATCACCGGCACGGCATCCAGTTACGCCAGAAAGTATGCACTGAACGGTCTGTTTTGCATCGACGATACCAAGGATGCAGACACGGATGAATACCGTGAGCAGAACAAGGGAAAGGAATCTAAGGCCACAAAGGCGGCTATTCCGAACAATAAGCCGGGGTACAGACTTCCCCCGCAGGGCGATGCCACCGTTATCTGTGAACGCTGTGGCGGTCAGGTGATGGATTACTTTGACGGCAGGGCCACGGTGAAGGCGGCGCGTCTGGCGGCACGAGCGAAGGAACTGTACGGCTATTCGCTGTGCGAGAAGTGCGTAGCCGATGCCAAGGAGGTCAATGATGCAGCAGGTTAACGCCACATCGTTCCGCTGGTCTATGGACAGTGCCGGGGACTGGCTCTGTGTCCAGACCAACAAAGCGCGGCAGGTGCTTGACAGCCTGAAAGAGGGCAAGCCCTATGACGTGGAGATCAAGGAACACCGGGAGAAGCGAAGCCTCGACGCGAATGCGTACTTCTGGGTTTTGGCTGACCGACTGGCTGAAAAGACCCGGATACCCAAGACGGATATTTACCGGAGCTACATCCGGGAAATCGGCGGAAACAATGAGACGGTGTGCATTCCGGCCAAAGGCGTAGACAAGCTGCGGAGCGGTTGGGAACACAATGGGCTGGGCTGGCTGACGGATACCATGCCCAGCAAGCTTCCGGGCTGCACGAACGTTGTACTTTACTACGGGTCCAGCACCTACGATACCGCGCAAATGTCACGGTTGATCGATATGGCGGTGCAGGACTGCCAGGAGCAAGACATTGAGACCCTGCCGCCGGACAAGCTGGCGGGGATGATGGAGGAATGGGGATGCACAAAATGACAAAGGCCACGGCCATTCCGCAATCCGTGAAAGTTGTGGTATGGGCACGGGACAATCACCAGTGCGTGATCTGCGGGTCTCCCGCAGGCGCGCCTGTGGCCCATGTGGTACGGCGTTCGCAGGGCGGCATGGGGATTGAGCAGAACATTGCAACCCTCTGCCCTCGCTGCCACCGCCTGTATGACGAGGGACCATTAAGAGACCGCGAGCGCATCTACGTGCGGCTGGTGGCGCACATGAAAGCATTTTACCCGGATTGGAACCGGGAGGACATGATTTACAGAAAGGGAGCTATTTCATGCTGAACAGAATTATTGTGATGGGCCGGATGACCCGGGACCCTGAATTGCGCCGCACCAACAGCGGCACGGCGGTCGCATCCTTCACCGTGGCGGTTGATCGGGATTTCAAGTCCCAGTCCGGCGAGAAGGAACCGGATTTTATCGACGTGGTGGCATGGCGCAACACCGCTGAATTTGTAAGCAAGTACTTCTCTAAGGGCCGCATGGCCGTGGTGGAGGGCCGCTTGCAGCTGCGTGACTGGACGGACAAGAACAGCAATAAACGCCGCAGCGCCGAGATCGTGGCCGACAACGTGTACTTTGGCGATTCCAAGCGGGACGGCGGCGACACGGTGCAGAGCGAACCGCAGGGCGGTTTCAGCGAAATCGCGGACGATGGGGACCTCCCGTTCTAAGGCGGTGGGTGAATGCCGAACAGGATCATCAAGGATAGCATCAGGACGAGCAAAAGCATCAACGCAATGTCGGATTTCCAATTCCGATTGTGGGCGTACCTGATCACCTACGTTGATGATTATGGGCGCGGTAGCGCAGACCCGGAATTGCTCAAAGGCTTTGTATTCCCCCGTAGAAAAGGTGTGACTGAGGGAACGATCAGTAAGACGCTTGCAGAATTGGCGACCATAGGCTCTGTGATCCTCTATGAAGTTGACGGAGAACCGTACCTATGTTTTCCAAACTGGAGCGAACACCAGACGGTGAGGAACAAAGTAAGCAAATTCCCAGCACCTGCTGACGGATTGATTACATCTGAAATCAATTGCAATCAATTGCAAGCAGGTGAAAGCAAATGCGCCCGTAATCCAATCCAGAATCCAGAATCCAGAATCCAGAATCCAGAAGAAGTAGGCGGCGAGCCGCAAACGGCATCCCCGCCGGTGGTTTCCATCCCCCTCAATGACGGCACTGAATATCCGGTGTCGCAGGAGCAATGCCAGGAATGGGCGGGCGTATACCCTGCTGTCGACGTGATACAGCAGTTGCGGGAGATGCGGGAATGGTGCCTGAATAACCCGGCGAAGCGGAAAACGGCGCGTGGTGTGCGCGGATTCATTACCCGCTGGCTGGCGAAAGAACAGGATCGCGGAGGCCGTAAGGGCGCGAAAGGCCCCGGCTTCAAATGCGAGGACGCTTGGGGGTATGTGTAATGGCTACGGATATTAAACTGTCGGACTGCTACATTGCTCCGTATAGCCAGCCCTGCTGGGATTGCATGAACGCCTGCGGCGGCTGTTCATGGTCCGCAAAAGGAGAACCCGTCCCCGGCTGGAAGGCGGAACCGAGCATCATCCGGAACCACCTGGACCGTGGCCCGGAAAATTTCTCAGCCAAATCTTACAAAATCTATTCCTGCCCTCAGTTCCGGGCAGACCCAAGGAGGGCGCATGACAAGGCTTGTGATTGACATCCATGAGGATGGCGACCTGCTGGCAACCAAGGAGGCGGTAGCCATGCTGTTGGAGCCTCTGGGCCGCGTCCGGGTGGTCAGCGTTATTACCAACGGCAGGGAGGAAAAGCGATGAATACTGACCTGATGTTTTCTAGCAAGTCAGATTGTTGGGAAACCCCGGATGCGTTTTTCCGGGCATTAGACGCTGAATTTCATTTCACACTGGATGTATGCGCAACACCGGTAAACGCAAAGTGCCGAGAGTTCTACACGCCGAAGCAAGACGGCTTGAAGCAGCCGTGGAGCGGAACAGTCTGGTGCAACCCGCCTTATGGCCGGGAAATCGGCAAGTGGGTCAAAAAAGCAGCGGAAGAAACCTGCATGGTTGTGATGCTGTTGCCCGCCAGAACCGATACCGCGTGGTTCCACGATTTCATCTACGGAAAAGCGGAAATTCGGTTTATACGCGGGCGGTTGAAATTTGGCGGGTGCCGGAATAACGCTCCGTTCCCGTCTATGGTTGTGATTTTCAGGAGGAAAAGCGATGAAGAGTGAATCTACCGTCCCTGTTCTTTACCCGATGGGGGTTTATACGTTTGCCTTTGCATGCGTACATTGTGCAAACAGACATTCAGACAAATGCCACCTGTGCAAGTGCGAGAAAAAAAGCGGATTTGAGCCGAAGAAAGAGGCAGACAATGAAAATTGAATTTACGGTTCCCGGCATTCCGGTAGGCAAGGGCCGTCCACGGTTTATGAAAAACGGCCACACCTACACCCCACAGAAAACGCGGGACTACGAGGACAAGGTGGTCCAGTGCTGGCAATGCCAGAGCGGGAAAGGCTTTGCGGACGGCATCCCGCTGACGGCCACCGTCACGGCGTTCTTTACGGTGCCAAGAAGCATATCAAAGAAAAAGGCCGCTGCGATGGACGGGGCGCCCCACACCAAGCGCCCGGACGCTGATAACGTGGCAAAGGCCATTCTGGACGCGCTGAACGGTCACGCCTACAACGATGACAGCGCAATCGCACTGCTGACCGTGCGGAAATATCAGACAACCGGAACCTCCCGCGTGGAGGTCACTATTGAGGAGGCAGAATGATGGATATTAAAATTGAAGATTACCTTGATCGCGAAGAAATTAAAGAAGTTTGCAAGGATGCGCTGTATCAGAAAATCCGAGAAGATATGCGCGGCCTCAATGTAAATGACATTATTGCAAATATATCTCACAGCGAAGTTGCGGCTATGGTAGATACCTATGTTGGCGAGGATGATTTTTGTAAGAAAATGATCCCGCAAAAGGTGCGTGACGTTATCGACGGGCTATCGTCTTTTACTGTATTCCGGAAAGCTGATGTTTGGGAAAGACCGAACAGCGTAGCCTATGACATTTTGGAGGAAGAGTGCCGCAATGCCAGACCACTGATCCGTCAAAGAGTGGAGCAGATTGTCAACGAATATAAGTTCCCGCAGTTAGAACGAGACGAGATCATGTACACCATTGCGGATGTTTTGACGGACAGACTTTTGCCGGAGAAGGAGGCAAAATGATGGATGCTGTGGAGTATTTAAAAACATTGTGCAGAATGTGCCACTGCGAGTGCCTCAAATGCGAGTTTGGGAAAGCACGTAGCGGGTTTGAAACCTGCCCTGTCTGGCAAAGAACCCACCCGAAGGAGGCGGTGGAAATTGCCGAAAAGTGGGCCGCCGAGCACCCCGTCAAAACCAGGCAGAGCGTGTTTCTTGAGCAGTATCCGGAGGCGGCAATCTCAAAAGAAGGTGCCATAGCGATATGCCCGCTTGCAATCTCAGCCGCGTATAGGCGTGGGAATGGCGCTTGCAACAAAGGCAATTCCGATACGTGCGCTGACTGCAAACGGAAATTCTGGTCTGCGGAGGTGGAGGAATGACCCGTGAAGAGATTTTGACCGCTGCCAAGCAGTGCGTGTGCGGAGGAAGGGAAACCGACTACGGAACGCCAGAGGACAGTTTCGGCCTGATTGGGCAATACTGGACGGTATACACCGGGCACACGATTACGGCGAAGGACGTTGCCATGATGATGGCGCTGCTGAAAATCGCACGGATTCAGGGCAACCGGGCAACGGACGATTGCTTCGTTGACCTCGCCGGATATGCCGCCTGCGGCGGGGAATTGGAGGACGCATGATGACAAAGAAAATTCTTGACGTGACCTGCGGGGGCAGATCAATTTGGTTTAACAAGAACCATCCCGCTGCGATCTACTGCGACGTTCGGGACGAGGAATACACGGGGATCTGGAAAAGTAGCAATAAAGATTCAAAACGAACCTGCATCGTGCATCCTGACGTGCTGTGCGACTTCACGGATCTACCGTTTCCCAATAATTCTTTTGCGCTGGTCGTATTTGACCCGCCGCACCTTTTGCGCATCAGCGATAATGCGTGGCTGCGGAAGAAGTACGGGCAGCTCGGCGAGAATTGGCGCGAAATGCTGCATGACGGATTCCGCGAGTGTATGCGCGTATTAAAACCGGACGGTGTGCTGATTTTTAAGTGGGCGGAAACACAGATCCCAGCTGCCGATGTCTGGAAAGCGATTGGGGAAAAACCTCTTTTCGGGCACCACAGCGGGAAAAAATCGCAGACCTTTTGGGGATGCTTTATGAAATTGGAAGGGGAATTATGAGAGATACAAACCTCGTAAATGCGCTGCGCGAGCACGCAGAATGGGCGCGGGCAAATGAGTGGGAGACACCGATCACGCTGGGCGATGACTTGGTAGAAGCCGCCGACCGGATCGCCAACCAGAACACCCACATCGCGGCGCTCCAGATGGAAATTGAGAAGCTGCGGGGGCAGGATAGACAACTGATCCTTGAACGCAACTATGTTATGTCGATAATTGCGGATGTTACCAAAGCCGGAAAGACGTGGATGTGCCAGTATTGCGCTCATTGCAAGGGCATCGTAAGCGGCATGGCTGACTGCGATTCCAAGAAGCCGTGTGTTATGCCATATGGTCAGTTTGAGCTAAAAAGCCCGGAACCGCCGAAGGAGGAAAGGTAAATGAAAAGACTGACAACTAATTGCCCGGATAACAACCTTGATGCCGCCCTGAATATGTTTTACATCAAAGACTTCGAGACGTGGGTGCGGGGCGGAGGTGATGGCCCGGATTACCCAGACATCCGGCTCTACGATTTTATCCGCAAAGCCGCAAAGATTTTGCTGCCGGACTTGGACTTCCCAACAGATGATGACGGCGTAGACTATGCGATGGGTGAGCTTTTGCTGGACGGCCCTGATGAGCCGACAGGCCTGCTTGCCCTGCTCTATACAGCAGCATGGTCATACGCAGAACTGCGTGGCAGGCTCATGCAATACGAGGACACGGGGCTGGAACCTGCGATGTGCGCCAATTACAAGACGTTTGAGGATGAGGCTATTAGTAAGGGCGTGACATTTAAGCGCATTGTCGCATTGATGGAGGCCGACAAAGCCGGTCGGCTGGTGGTGCGGCCGGAGCCGCCGGAGGTGGAAAATGCTGAAACCAAGTGATTTGACGAAGGCGGAACTGCTTCAAGTGGTGGAAATGTTGGCGGAAGCGGCTAACGAATATTATTTGGATCGTGCGCTTGGGCGGATTGAAATGCAGCGAAATGATGCTCACTTCGAAAGGTGCCGAAAACTGATTGACGAAGAGAGAAGACACACCGAGGCATATTTTGAGCTCCTACGGCCTTATGACGGGCAATCCATTACGAATATTCCGCTGGACGTTGCCGAGCGAGCGCAAGCAGAATGGGAGAAAGCCCGGTCTGCGGGAAAAGAGTGGGACAAGCTGAATGGAATTAAACTGAAAGGGAGGGTAAGTGATGAAAAAATGCACCGGTGAAAACTGCCCCATGCAGGTGGGCTATGACGTTGAAAAATGCGCCGCAATCGAAAAGTGCCCGTATCGCACGTGGCCCGTTACCATTGCCGACCGGATCCGGAGCATGACAGACAACGAGCTGGCCGGGGTGCTGTGCAATTTCCGGATGGATTACACCATGGAACTCCTCACTGGTGTTTCGACAATGCCAGCAAATTGGAAAGAAATTAAAAAATGGCTTGAATCTCCGTGGGAGGGCAAGCCGTGAGCGAGGATCAGAATGGAGGGAATGTGATGGAACGATTGACCTATTGGAACGAAGAATACGGGTGTTGGTCTTATCATTGCGGAAGCGGTGAAGCGGCAAACCGCCTTGCCGCCTACGAAGAAACGGGGCGGACGCCGGAAGAAGTAACCGCGTTGGGAAAATTGTTTGATTACGCGCTGAAAGAATCGAAAACGCTGACGGAGCAGCTTGCATTGCTCAATCGCATCCGCGATTTGGCCGAGGCCGACAGAACCGGTCGGCTGGTGGTGCTGCCGTGCCAATCTGGAGAGCATGTATTTACACTGCTTGATGACCAAAAGCATGTGCGAGAATGCGAAGTTAAATACGCGGTTTTGGACGGTTGGCTGAAAGTTTTCTATATTGAACCAATCGGCGCCCCCGGAAACTCGTATAGTGCGCCATTCGGAGCATTTGGTCAAACCGTATTCTTGACCCGCGAGGAAGCGGAGAAAGCATTGGAGGCGATGAAGGATGAATGACTTAAAACCGTGCCCGTTCTGCGGCGGTAACGTTCGATTCGACGTAGCATACAGTTATTTCCGCGACATCGTGATTTATTGCGATAGCTGCGACATGGTGTTTACGCTGGATAATTGCGAGACAACAGCTTCGGAGATTGCCGATGCGTGGAACAGGAGGAAGGAAAGAACATGACGAAGCGTTTTTGCGATCTCTGCGGAAAAGAAATATTCAAGATTCAGGACACTTATAGAGTCATCGTGGATAACAACACAGACATCAACTGCGCAAGCGACCCGAACATAGTGGATGTGAGGGAAATATGCCCTGCCTGCGCAAAGCGTATCCACCAGACTGTGCAAGAGCTGAAACTGGAGGGCTGAAAATGGCTGAATATATCGAACGGGAAACTGCCGTAAGAGCGGTGATGGCGGCAAAATGGATGGACGGTTCCGACGGTGCCATGGCAATGGAGATTGTTGCCTCGCAAGCAGCCGCCGACGTGGCCCCGGTGGTGCATGGGCGGTGGGAAATGAGGCCCACTGGGATGGCGACCGATACCGGCCCGGAATACAAGGCGTACTGTACTGTTTGTAATAAGCCAAACAAGCAGTATCAGCCGCCATTCTGCCCCCACTGCGGGGCCAAGATGGACGGAGGTGCTGACCATGCGGCTGATTGACGCTGACGCAATCCTGAAAGCAGACGAAAATTCCGATAAAGCGCTTGTTCTGGGAAGCGGGAAATCTCTGGAAATGGCTTATGCCTTGCTAAAAAAGAAGGTGGCGGACGCCCCCACCGTGGATGCCGTGCCTGTGGTGCGGTGCAAGGACTGCAAGCACCTTGTCGCGGTCAACGTAAACGGGAAAGGAATTCCCACCTGTCGAGGGAGCGGCATGGAGGTCGCACCAGACGAATTTTGCAGCCGCGGAGAGAAAGAACGGAGGTGCTGAATGAAGCTGAAAGACTGGCTGATGATAGCCTTTTGGGCGATGGTCATAGCCGCTGGCATTGCGTTTATCGTGTTTTATTTCAAAAGCATTTTGACCGCCGACATCCCCCTGTGGCTGAAACTGTACTTGTTGGGGGGAAAGTAAGATGGCTAAACAATCCGGCATGATTGCCTTTGCAGAGCAATTCGCCAAGGCGAAAGTAGACGCCGCCCAGAGGCTAACCTCACAGTACATGATCGACACCCTGCAAATGACCATCCACCAGACGGAGGGCTGGGGGTATGAGCGGATCATGCGGCTGACGGAGGCATGGTAGCAGACCCAAAAGGAGTACACGCCCGCCCTCAATTCTAATGACCCTGCGGCGGACGTGATGCAGGAGCACATGGACCGGGTGATGGCCCAGATTATCGGCGGCAAACAGGAGTTAAGGCCGTTCCCGGAGCGGTATCATGAACTGCGGAAAGTGACATATGGGAGGCAACATGACAAACGATGACAAAGCCCTGCTAAAGGCATATGCGGAAAACAACATGATCCTGGAGCAGGCTGCACGGCAGGTCTATATGCACCGCAATACGGCGGGCTACAGGTTTGAGCGCATCAAGAAAGAGACCGGGTTAGACCCGCATTGTTTTTATGACTTGGTGGCACTGCTGCGGAAGATTGGGGAGTGCGTATGATCGAGGTGATAGCATGAGCACATTCCCGGAGCGGCTGCGGCAGTTGAGGGAGCGAAAGCGGATAAAGCGGTATGTGTTGTCGGAACGGTGCGGCCTGCATTCGGACGCTGTGCGGCGCTATGAAATGGGAGAAGCAACGCCGTCTATGGATGCCCTTCAAAGCCTTGCGGATGAACTGGGGGTGTCTGTTGACTATCTCATGGGGCGGACGGATTATCCACTGATGGTAAATATTTCAGCGCCTCATGATAAAAATTGAAAATTCCCCTTTTAAGGGGAAAAACGCTGTTGAACAGTGCGACAATGGATGTGTGGGAGTGTATCTCACACATCCTTTTCTTTCCTTCATTTTCATTCTTTCTCTGAGGCCATCGGCAACAAGGCCATCGCATTCTGCGGCACTTCCGGCGTGCAGATGGGGTGGCTTGCAAGCCAGGCGGATATGCTTGCCGATGATTGGATGATCGTGGAGTAAATCATTACCGGTAGCAAAACGAAAGGGAGTGAGCACATGGCTGGCGGAGCGCCAAGAAAATGGAAAAGCGTAAAGGCGATGCAGGAAGCCATTGACGCTTATTTTGAAAGCTGCAAAAGGAAACCGATTATTGGCGACGATGGACAGCCGCTGATGGATAAATACGGCAACGTCATTCTGGTAGGGCAGAAGCCGCCCACGATAACGGGGCTTGCGTTGGCGTTGGGGTTTACGGGCAGACAAGCGCTGATCGATTATCAGGCGCGGCCTGAGTTCGCGGACACGGTTACGCGCGCGAAGTCCCGCTGCGAGGAATACGCCGAATCCCGGCTGTACGACAAGGACGGTGCCAATGGTGCGAAATTCTCACTTGGTTGCAATTTCGGCTGGCGGGCCACAGAAGAAAAGCCGCCGACGGCGGCAGGCGGTATTGTGCTGCTGCCTGCGGTGATGGATACGCCGGAGCCGCCGGAGGATGAGACGTGACAGGCCAGACGGTGATCTGGCAGCCGCAGCCGAAACAGGCTGCGTTCATGAGCCGGTTTGAGGACGAGGCGCTGTATGGCGGCGCTGCCGGAGGCGGCAAAAGCGACGCACTGGTGATGGAGGCGCTGCGGCAGGTGGACATTCCCTATTACCGTGGGCTGATCGTACGGCGGACCTATCCACAGCTGGAGGATCTGATCGGTAAGACGCTGCGGCTGTATCCAAGCATCTATCCGGGTGCAAAGTACAACGATAGCAAGCACGTCTGGAAATTCCCTTCGGGAGCCGTGGTGATATTCGGATCCCTGCCGCACGTCAAGGACAAGTACAACTACCAGGGCAAGCCGTATGACTTCATCGGCTTTGACGAGCTGACGCAGTTTCCCTATGAGCTGTATGACTACCTGACGCACTCACGAAACCGGCCCAACGGTCCGGGGACCCGCGTTTACTCCCGCGCCACGGCGAATCCCGGCGGCGTGGGGCACGGGTGGGTCAAGGAAATGTTTATCACAGCGGCTCCGCCCATGCAGACGGTGTGGAAGCAAGTCAAGGTGCAGACGCCTGACGGGGTGCAGTCAAAGTGGAAGTCCTCGGTGTTTGTGCCGTCCACGGTGTTTGACAACCAGGCGCTGCTGGACAATGACCCGGACTACATATACCGGCTGGCCAGTATGCCGGAAGCGGAGCGGAACGCTCTGCTGTACGGAGATTGGGACAGCTTCTCCGGGCAGGTGTTCACAGAGTGGCGGAATGACCGGGAGCATTACAGAGACCATATCAAGACCCATGTCATTGAACCATTTCGCATTCCGGAAAACTGGAATGTGTGGCGGGCGATGGACTGGGGCTACACGCGGCCCTTCTCCGTGGGCTGGTACGCCGTGGATCAGGACCGGCGGCTTTACCGCATCCGGGAGCTGTACGGCTGCACAGGCACACCCAACGAGGGCGTGAAGTGGACGCCGGACCATGTGGCGGAGGAAATACGCCGCATTGAGCGGGAGGACCCCAATTTACAGGGGCGGACAGTGCGGGGCGTGGCAGACCCGGCAATCTTTGGCAACAGTGGCACGGAGAGCGTGGCGGCGGTGATGGAACGCAAGGGCGTGTTTTGGGAGCCGGGGCAGCATGACCGGCTGAACGGCAAGATGCAGATCCACAACCGGCTGGACTTTGATGGGCATGGCATCCCAATGCTGTATGTGTTCGACACCTGTAAGCATTTCATCCGGACGGTGCCGAACCTGGTATACAGTGAGACAGATGTTGAGGACGTGGATACCGACGGCGAGGACCATATTTATGACGAGTGCCGGTATATGTGCATGGAATACCCGGTGGCGCAGACCATCCGCATCCCGGCGGCGGTGAAGCCGTACAGCCCTCTGGACGCGGACGAACCGGAGGACCGGGATTACGCATGGTTCCGGAAATACTGATGGAGGACGTATGGACAGACAGGACTTATTCAATAAGGCAATGGGCATGGGGCTTGGAAGTCTCATGCCTCAGCTGCAACCGCAGCCCGCAGGGCAGATGGCCACCGGGGATGCAATCAAGGTGGATGACATCCGCAAGGCGGCGGAGACGGTGCGGAAGTACAAGGACGGAAAGAGCCTGCTGGAAAGCCGCCTGAAAGAGGACGAGCTGTGGTATCGGGTGCGGCACTGGGAAGCGGTGCGGAAGAAGTTCAACCCGGATGTGCCGGAGCCGTCCTCCGCATGGCTATTCAACGCCATTACCAACAAGCACGCCGACGCTATGGACAACTACCCGGAGCCGAACGTGCTTCCAAGAGAGGCGGGAGATCAGCAGGAGGCCAAGAAGCTATCCTACATTCTCCCCTGCGTCATGGAGGCGGCGGAGTTTGAGGACGTGTATGCAGATGCCTGGTGGGGCAAACTGAAACACGGCACCGGCGCGTATTTCATCGGGTGGGACCCTGAGAAGGAAAATGGGCTGGGAGACATTGATATTCACGATCTTGACCTGTTGGACGTTTACTGGGAGCCTGGTATCAAGGACATTCAGCAGAGCCGGAACCTGTTTATCGCAGGCGTGGCGGAGACGGAAGACCTGGAAGCCCAGTTCCCACAGTACAATGGCAAGCTGGAAACGGCCACGCCGGATGACTACGCCTACTCTTACGATCCCAACGTGGACTGGACGGGAAAGTGCCTGGTGTGGGACTGGTACTACAAGAAGAAGGACCTGACCGGGAAGACGCTGCTGCATTATTGCAAGTTCTCCGGCGACTGCATCCTGTATGCCAGTGAGAATGACGCAAACTATTCCGAGCGGGGCTATTATGACCACGGTCTATATCCGGTGGTATTCGACACCATGTTCCCGGAAGCGGGGACGCCGTACGGCTTCGGCATGATCGCCATCTGCAAGAACCCCCAGCTTTACATCGACAAGCTGGGCCAGAACATTCTGGAGCGCAGCCTGCTGGGAACCAAGACCAGGTACATGGCATCTTCGCAGGCTGGTATCAACGAAGACGAGCTGAAAGACGCTTCCTGTGCCGTGGTGCATAGCGAGCTGCCGAGACTGGACAACGAACATTTGCAGCCCATCGTGCCCCCCTCGCTGGAGGGCAACTACATCGACGTCTATCAGATGAAGATCGACGAGATGAAAGAGACCAGCGCCAACCGGGACATGAACAACGGCGGCACCTCCGGCGTGACGGCGGCGGCTGCTATCGCGGCGCTGCAGGAATCCGGCAACAAGGTGAGCCGCGACATGATCCAGGGCAGCTACCGGGCATACCGGAAGGTTTGCTCTCTGGTGATCGAGCTGATCCGGCAGTTTTATACGGAGACCCGCACCTTCCGCATTTTGGGCGAGAACGGGCAGATGGAGTTTGTGGACTTCAACAACGCCGGGATGCAGGATCAGCCGGTGGCGATGCCGGGAAATACGGCGCAGATGTTCCGGAGGCCTGTGTTCGACTTGAAGATCAGGCCCCAGAAGCGCAGCCCCTTTACCATTGAAGCCCAGTATGAGCGGGCAAAGGAGCTGTATGGCCTGGGGTTCTTCAATCCGGAGAACGCCCAGCAGAGCATCATTGCCCTGTCCATGATGGACTTTGAAGGTAAGGAGCAGATTTTGCAGCAGGTGCAGCAGGGGCAGACCCTTTTGAACATGGTGCAGCAGCTCCAGCAGCAGCTTGCCATGTTCCAGGCGGCGGCGGGGATGAATGTGGAGCAGCCGGGGTATCAGGGACAGACAGGCCAGAGCGGCGGTGGAGCTACCATTGCACAGGCAAGGCAAGATGCCGTAAATACCAACAAGAAGAGCTACGGCGAACGGCTGGCTGAGAGGAGCAGGGCATGACCTGCGTTTACGCCAGCCGCCAGGGAGACCGGTTCCGGCTGGAATGCCGGGGCCATGCCGACTACGCGGAGAGCGGGAAGGACGTGGTATGTGCCGCCGTCTCCGCGATCTGCCAGACGCTTTACCTCTGGTGCAAAAACACCGTTGGCGTGACGGTAGAGGGCGAGACCATGGGACCGGGCGTATTCATGCTGACGGCCAGAGGACCCTGCGGAGAGCCGTGGAAGGCTGCCGTGCTGGGGCTGATGAGTTTAGAGGCTGGATACCCCGCCCATATACGGGTGGATGCCCGAAAATTTGATTTGTGTTCCAAGCCGCAGACGCGGCAAGAATGATAAAGGAGCAAGCGTATGAAACACTTTTTTGTCAAGGCGATGTGCCTGTTTCTGTTTGACGGCGGCGCTTCCGGGGCGTCCGGCGGAGCAGGAGAGGGCGGAGCCGAGACGGGCGGGACCAATGGCGGGCCTGACGTCGCCCAGCAGGCCAAAACGGGCGAGGTAGTCTACGGAAAGCAGACTGCGGCTCCTGACGCCGGGGAGCAAGATCAACGCGCATCCTTCAAGGATTTGATCAACGGTGACTATAAGGCGGACTTCGACGCCGAGGTACAGCGGATCGTAGGCGAACGTCTGAAAAAGGTAAAGGATCAGGGTCGCATCGTGGCGGATCAGGGCAAAGCACTGAACGCACAGCAGCCCATTCTGGACGCCCTGTCTCTTCGCTACGGTACGGCACCCGGCGACATTGAAGCCCTGCGGTCGGCGGTGGATCGGGACAATTCTCTCTGGGAGCAGGCTGCGGAGGAAGCCGGTATGAGCGTGGAGCAGTACCGGCAGTATCAGCAGATGCAGCAGGAAAACGCACGGCTGAGAGCAGCGCAGGAGGACTATTACGCCCGCCAGCGCAGTGAACAGCAGCTGCACTCGTGGATGGATCAGGCGGAGGCCATGAAGCAGGACCCCCTGCTGGCAGACTTCGACCTGCCCACCGAGATCAACACCAATCCCGATTTCCTCGCCTTGCTGCAAAGAGGCGTCAGCGTGGAGCAGGCATACAAGGTCCTGCACATGGATGACTTTCTCAGCAAGGCCACGGCACAGGCGGAGAAGACCGTAACGGACAATATCCGCGCCAGAGGGGCCAGACCCCAGGAGAACGGAGCCGCGCCCAAGAGCGCCGTTGTTGTGAAGGATGATGTTTCCAAACTGACCCCGGCAGACCGGGCGGAGATCGCCAGACGGGCTGCGATGGGGGAAACCATCACTTTTAACTGACAACAAGGAGGCTACTCTATGAACACTCTGTTTATGTTCCCTATGTTCGTGCAGATCTTCGCGGACACGAAGACCAACACCACTACCCAGACAGGCGATGGCAAGGACCTGTCTGCGGAGATGAAGACCTATTACTCCGACTATCTGATCGACCTGGCAGAGCCGGAGCTTGTGCATGACCAGTTTGGCCAGAAGCACCCCATCCCCAAGAACGGCGGCAAGACCATTGAGTTCCGCCAGTATGATCCCCTGCCTGAGATGACCACCGCCCTGACCGAAGGCGTGACCCCTGACGGCCAGAGCCTGAACGTGAAGAAACTGGAGGCCACTGTAAAGCAGTACGGCGGCTACGTCACCCTGTCCGATATGCTGATTCTGGCAGCCATCGACAACAATGTGGTACAGGCCACCAAGCTGATTGCCTCTCAGGCCGGACGCACTCTGGACACCATCACCCGCGACATTCTGAACGCCGGTACCATTGTCCAGTACGCCGACGGCTCCGTGACTGCCCGCGCCAATCTGGTGGGCGGCAGCGCCACCGAAAGCGAGAACAACTATCTGACTGTGGACGCCATCAAGCAGGCTGTGCGGACGCTGGAAGCGCAGGACGCTCCCAAGATCAACGGTTATTACGTGGGCATCATCCACCCCAACGTGAAGTATGACCTGATGAAGGACCCTGACTGGAAGACCCCTCACGAGTATGTGGACACCGCCAACGTCTACAAGAACGAGATCGGTGAGCTGTACGGCGTCCGCTTCGTGCAGTCCAGCCGCGCCAAGGTGTGGAAGGACGCTGCCAAGAACAAAGCCACCGGCACGGAGGTAGCCAACAAGCGTGACGTGTACTCCACCCTGATTCTTGCGGATGACGCCTACGGTATTACCGATATCTCCGGCGGCGGTCTGCAGCACATCGTCAAGCAGTTGGGCAGCGCCGGTTCCGGCGATCCTCTGGATCAGCGGGCTACCGTTGGCTGGAAGGCCACCAAGACGGCGGAAATTCTGGTGCAGCAGTACATGGTACGTATTGAGACCACTGCCAGCGCCTGATAGGAGGACAGTATGAGCGAAGCTAAGAAGGTAACGGACCCTAATGAGGAGATGGTAGAGTATACCGCACCTCTCATGGGCCGCACGGATTCCCGCGATATCATCGTGGGTGTCAACGGTGAGATCATCCGCATTATGCGTGGTGAGACTGTGCAGATCAAGCGGAAGTTCCTGCTGGTGCTGCAGAACGCAGAGAAACAGGAAATGGAAGCCTACAAGGCACAGATGGCGGCGCAGAAGAACAGCGCCAAGGCTTTGGCCGATATGTAACCCGATGCGGGCAGACGGTTTCCTGCCGTTTGCCCGCATTTTCTATGGAGGGCGTATGAATCGCATTATTTCACTGTCCGTTGAGGACATGTATATCAAATATACCGGGGAAGCGTTCGGAGCCACCGGCTCCCACAATGCCGTGACCCTGCGGATGGCATTCGGCCCTGCATGGGAGGGCACCGCCAAGACGGCGTATTTCACCGATGCGCTGGGGAACACTTCCGTTGCGCTGGTGCTGGGGCTGGACACGCTGGTGGATGGAGCCTATGAAGTGGACGTGCCGTCCGAGGCGCTGAAAACCGCAGGCGTGGCGACCATTACTATCAAGGGCGTACTGGTATCCGGAAAGACCACCACAAAGGCAATCACTACGGCGGCGGGGCATTTCCGGGTATTGGATTCCGAATTGCCGGACAGTGCCGGAAACGCCGGGACCATCACGCCAAGCGATAAAGACCAGCTGCAGGCGGAGATCGCGGGCATGGAGACACTGTTTACCACCGCAAAAGCGGCGGCAGAAGCAGCAGCCGCCAATGCAAAAGTAAGCGAGACCAACGCAAAGGCCAGTGAAACGGCAGCGGCCAGCTCCGCGTCCTCTGCGGAAGCCTCTAAAACGGCGGCGGCGGAGAGTGCTGCGACGGCGACCGCACAGGCCAGCGCAGCGGATGCGAGTGCCGCAAAAGCGGCAGTGTCCCAGAAGGCGGCGCAGGCAGCAGAGACCAATGCAAAGGCCAGCGAGAAAGCGGCAGCAGAATCGCAGACCGGCGCGGAGACTGCGGCTGCAAGTGCGCAGGGCAGTGCGGCAGCAGCGGCAAAGAGCGCACAGACGGCGCAGGGCGCTTCCAGCACAGCCACAAATGCGGCGAGTTCTGCCGTTCAGTCGGCCACGGCGGCATCCGGCTCCGCGTCTCAGGCGCAGGCCAGCGCAGCGGCGGCGGCAAAGAGTGCAGCCAGTGTAGACGGTATCAACAAAACCGCCCAAAGCTGGGCTGTAGGCGGCACCGGCACCCGCCCCGGCGAGGACACGGACAACGCCAAATACTGGGCAGAGCAGGCACAGGCAGTTGCCGGCGGTGACTTTGCAACCAAGGTGGAGGCGCAGGGCTATGTAACGACGCATAACCAGAGCGCTGATGCCCACGCTGATATTCGGGAAGCGCTGAACGGGAAAGAACCGTCCGGAACCGCAGCTGCGGCAGTGGGGGCGCACAACACCGACGCAACCGCCCATGCGGACATCCGAGAGGCACTGAGCAAGGCGGGCAAGCCTTTTATCATTGAAGGAACGCTGGGTGATGCAACTTCTGACAATTCCTACAGGATTACAGATGTTAGTAAGTCCAGAGCGGAAGTAAAAGCTGCTGTACAAACCGGCGAATCAGTAACGCTCCACCTTCTTGGTGTTGATGGAGACTATGTCGATCTGGCTTTAACGCAGTTTAGTTTCACGGATAATATGGATTTTTATAATTTCAGCGCAATAGTAGACGCCGTTTTTGCTGCCGCACTTCGCTATACTGGCACTCGATATAACGCATCGCTCATTATAGCGAGTATTCCGGCTCTCTCCAACGACGCACCATCTGCCCCCGGCACGGCCAGCGCAGGGACATCCTCCAGGGCAGCCAGAGCAGACCATGTTCACCCAAAAGAGGTCAGTGACACCGACCGGGCAACATGGAACGGGAAAGCCGATCTTGTAGACGGCAAGGTGCCTGCAAGCCAGCTGCCGGAAATCTCCTCCGTGAAAACCTACACCGCCACCATCGGAACTACGTGGGTGGAGGATGAAAACACCGGCGTCAAGACGCAGAGCGTTGCCATCGCCGGGATCAAAGCCACCAACACCGCCAAGGTAGACCACGTTTACACGGGGGCCGGGACCTCCGACGATTACGCGGCCTTCGTAGAGGCGGAGAACCAGTATCTCAACTGCATCACCAACGGATACGCCGAGACCTACAATGGCGGCATCAAGTTTACGATCTTCGGGGATGCCAACACGGTTGCGATCCCCATTGTTGCGGAGGTGAGCTGATGGGCCGGGTAACAGTGGTTGGCGGGTGCAGAGCGAAAGCACCGTCAACCGGCATTTTGGCAAGCACTTTGCCGGTGGGGTCTATGGTCAAACTCATGGAAAACGGCACGGCGGTGGAGTATCTGGTGGTTAATCAAGGTATTCCCAGTAATTCCGACCTGTATGATGCAAGCTGTAATGGGACTTGGTTGTTGAGAAAGGAATGCCATAGCGAGAGGCAATGGGATTCTTCTCAAACCAATGTTTATGCTTCTAGTACTATTAACACATGGTTAAATAATAATTTCTTTAACAATTTTGGTAGTGTAGAACAAAGTGTTGTTAAACAAGTAAAAATTCCATTTTGTGTTGGTGGCGGGGATTCAACTATTAATAGTGGCGCAAGTGGGTTGAGCACCAAGATATTTTTAGTGAGTAATCGTGAAGTGGGTTTTACTAAAAATGCGGCCGACTATTATCCAACAGATGGCGCAAAATTAGATTATTTTGAATCTGGAACTAGTGATTCTGCTAACCAAAAACGTGTTGCGTGGTTTAATGGAAACACTGTTTACCAATGGCTTCGTTCCCCATATCTTGATGATGGTCAACGGGTATGGCGTATTACTACTGAGGGCGGCGCTTTGGCTCATTATGCGACTTATACATTCGGCATCCGCCCCGCCCTAATTCTCCCATTTACAGCTAAGTTCGATGCAACCACCATGCTTCTAAAGGGGTGAGATGATGGGGAACTGTATGTTTTTACGCAAGGGTGAGGTGCATACGCCGCCGTCCACGGGCAAGGAGGTCATCGTTGCCATTACGGCGGCCAACATTTCCGACTATTTCACCGTGACCAACGGCACCTATTATTTCGCAGGCTCCGGGTCGGTCTTTACCAGCAACAACAGCGGCAAATCGAGTTCCACCGCTTCCACGGTGCTGACGGCAAAGCAGGACATTTCCGTGCTGGCGTTCAACTACTCCTATTCCAGCGAAGCCAAGTACGACAAGTTCACGCTGAAAGTGGGCGGGACCACGGTGGAAGATGGCGTATCCGGTGCTACCACGAACAAGACGTACAACGGCAGTCTTGCCAAGGGGCAGACGGTGGAGTTCACCTACTCAAAGGACAGTTCGCAGAATGACAACGATGACAAATGCACATTCAGCGATATGCACATCACGATTCTTGTGTCAAAGGGGGCGGCATAATGGGCAGAGTGATTATGAGCGGCATTGTGCCGACACTGAAAGCACCGGTGACGGGGGTGCTTGCCTCCAGCCTTGCGGTGGGTTCCATCGTGAAGCTGATGGAAGGCGGCGCGGCGGTTGAGTATCTGGTGGTGAATCAGGGCATCCCGGAAAACAGCAGCCTGTATGACGCAAGCTGTGACGGAACGTGGCTGTTAAGGAAGGATATTCACAGCAAACGGCAGTGGTATACCAGCAACATAAACGAGTATGAAAGCAGTGCGATCAACACGTGGTTGAACGGAGAGTTTTTCAATACGCTTGGCAGTGCGGAACAGGCTGCGATCAAACAAGCAAAAATCCCGTACCGAAAGAACGGCGGTTCTGGCGGCACTGACCAGAGCGGTGCTAACGGCCTGCTCTGCAAGATTTTCCTGCTGTCCGGCTACGAGATTGGCTTCACGACCAGCGACAGCAGCAACTTTCCGGTAGATGGTGTGAAGTTGGACTATTTTGACGCAAGCTCAGGTGGGAATTCTAAGCGCATTGCGTACCTGGACAGTTCAGCCACCGCTTGGTGGCTCCGCTCCCCGTACACCAACTACACCAACTACGTGTGGTACGTCGGCTCCGACGGAGACTACATCGGCGACATTGCATCCATCTCGCACGGCATCCGCCCCGCTTTGATTCTTCCCAGCAATGCACTATTTGATGAAGCTACCAAGCTGTTGAAGGGCGTAAAGTAACGGGAAAAAGCCGGAGGGTCAATCCTCCGGCAGGTCCCACAGATACGAATGAAACCGGCTGTTTAAGCCGTAAAAAATGAAAGGGGTATACATTATGAAAAAGAAGTTTTTGGACATCATCAACGAGGGCAAGGCTGCCGGCAAGACCATCGAGGCTGTCAACGCCGAGTTGAAAGCGGCGGGGGCCAACTTCCACCTGAATCCCGACGGCTCCGTGGCCGGTTGGACGGAACAGGAGATGAACGAGGGCTTCACCCCCGCAACGGATGAAGCCAAGGACGCTGTGCACCTCCACGACTACATGAGATACAGCAATGCTAATGCGGGTAAGACCATCCGTGTCAGGGTCCCGGAGGGCACCTATGATGTTACGTGGGACGAGGGCGGTCATCCTGAGAAGGCCGTGCGGGTGTGACCACCGAAAGGAGGGACACTATGAACGCAGTACATATTAAAAATCTGATTCTGGCGGCGCTGGCAACCACCGGCTCCGTGATTGCACAGGCACTGGGGGGATGGGACATGGCGCTGAAAGTGCTGATCTGCTTTATGGTGCTGGACTACGCCACGGGCTGGCTGGTGGCAGCGATCTGGCACAAGTCCGGGAAGAGCAGCACCGGGGCGCTGAGTTCCGATGCAGGCTTCAAGGGGCTGGCTAAGAAGTGTGTCATGCTGGCGCTGGTATGGATGGGGGCATTATTGGATCAGGCCACATCCAGTGATTTTGTGCGGGACGCAGTGTGTATGTTCTTCATCGCCAATGAGGGATTGAGTATTTTAGAGAACACGGCCATTATGGGCGTTCCCTACCCGGCCTTTGTGAAGAATATGCTGGACGCCATCCGGCAGGCCAGCGATCAGGGAAAACAGAGTACGGAGGCTCACACATGAGCACGAGAGCGGGCACCGTCCCGCTCTCCGATCTCCAATTCATCAAGATCTATTTCAATCGGAAGCGTCTCCGCTCCACCACGGCCAACCTTAGAAAGATGCTGGCGGAGGCGGGCGGGGACGCTATCTGCAATGGCTCCATTTTCCTGCGGAACCAGACACCGGCCTGCCACCTGAAGGCAGACGGTAAGGTTTACAAGGCCCCCAATTACCGGGCGTGGGCCATCAGTTGGGACACCCCGGCGGACTTCGGCGTGAAAACCGTGCCCAACGGGGACCGGAATTACATGGAGTGCGTTCACCTCATTATCGGCGGGAAGAAGATCAACCCCGTCACCTGCGGAGCGGATATGCGCTACCGTGCACCCCGAACGGCTATCGGCACCAAAAACGGGCGGTTCGCCTACTATGTGAGCAAGGCCCGGCGGTCGCCGGAACAGCTCCGTAACCTGCTGGCTGCGTCCGGCTGGGACAACGCCATTATGATGGACGGCGGCGGGTCTACTTGCTTCATGGATTCGACGGGCAAGGGCTTTACCGGGGATGGGCGGGTGATCCCGTTTTTCCTTGTGTGGAAGTACAAGAGCGGGGACGCATTTGAACCGGAAGGAGAGAAACCCATGGTAGAGATCAACGCCTATTCCAAGGCGAAGGACGGCAACAAGAAGCTGTCCACAAACTTTACAGTGAAAGAATTTGCCTGCAATGACGGCTCCGATACCGTGCTGGTGGCGCCCCGGCTGGTGATGGTTTTGCAGAGCATCCGCAGCCACTTCGGCACGGCTGTGACCATCAACAGTGGGTATCGGACGCCCCAGTACAACGCCAAGGTCGGCGGCGTGGCCCACAGCCAGCACTGCTACGGCACGGCGGCGGACATCACCGTGCGGGGACAGAAGCCGGCAGCGGTGGCAGCCTACGCAAGAGAACTCATGCCCGACTGGGGCGGCGTGGGCGTGTACGCCGGACAGGGCTTCACCCACAT